CTTTGAGTATTAGTTTTTCTATTGATTGTAAAACAAATAGATTTACTTTTACTATTGGTGTTTATGAAAAAAGAGCGAAAAGTATAGCTGAAATTGTAAAAGCAAATGAGATATATAATGCTTTTATGACAGGACATGGATATATTTGTGGTGTAAAAGTTCCTCTGGCAGAGGAATATGAAGGAAGTGAGAAACCAGAGGAAGTAGTGGAATTTTGGAAAAAGGTATTAGAGATAGAAAAATATTTGGGAGTAAAATTTGAACCCGAAGAAGAAATTACAATCGGCTTGGTGAATTCTGTTTCAATGTTATATGATTGTCTTATAAAGAAAAAACCTTATAAAAAATATGAGAAATATGAAAATGTATCTGGAAAAGGTTTTCATGAAAAGGTTGGTATAGATACAAATATGATTGGAAAAGAAATTTATTTTGAAATGTGTGCAGAATGTTCGTTAGATATTATGGGAAATAAAATATCTTTGTACCAGTTAATAGGTATTTTTAATGCAGTAGTTGTAAACCAAAGACTGCCGCAAAAAGGAGCAGAAGATGTTTTTTATATAGAGTTAGATGCAAAAGAAGGAGAAAAAATGTATTCGGGTAACATGCTTTTTACAAAAGAAGATGAATTGAAACAGTATAGAGAAAATACAGAACATATACAGGAATTAAGAGAATCCAAAGAAATTGGATTTGTAGAAAATGAAGACTGATTAATTAAATAAGATTGAAGTTATAGATTGTAATGTATGAAAAGCAGAAAAGGAGATTTCTTGTTGGAGAACAATAGGTTATAGTATCTGGCGATAAAATACGAAATTATATTTATATAGTGTATGGAAAACAGATCATACGTGATAGAGGCTTGGCTACGATGTGAGGCGCTGAAACAGAGCATTGTATCAGACAGTAAATTAAATAATGAGGGTATTGAAAAATTTTGTTTTCAACTTAAGCTCAGTGGTGGGAGGGTAAATTTTTTTATAAAGGGGTGATTTCCGTTAAAAAGGGGTAAGTGGGGTAAAATTAATGAACAAATTCACCATACCATTATGGATAAAAATGCTTTCGCCATGTAGTATAAATCTTCGGTTTCACCACACTGCTAGTCCATCGTCCTGTTGCAGCGGGGTGGGGTGAAGGGATATAGGGGAAATCAAGATGGAGAAAATATTGAAAAACTGTATTTAGGGTAAGGCGCGTGGAGATGTGATTAAGTCTCCTGCGGTACCTGTAGCGTAGATGGTGGCTTGGAATATCTGCGAAGGGTAGCAGATGATAAGGAAGGTTATGTAGAACTGTCGATAACAGAGGAAATGACTGATACAAAATAGTATGAGGAAATGCAGACGTAAGGGCGAAAATGCTTTTGCGTCTTTTTCTTAGGGCGAGGTGAAATGTTTTGTGAAGAAAATCAGATTAATACCTGTTCCACCTAAAGAACCAAAGCGATTGAGAGTAGCTGCCTATTGTCGCGTCAGTACAAGGAGTAAGGAACAACAAGCAAGTCTGTTTCGACAAATATGGGCGTATATGAATCAGATATTGAATAATCCAAATTGGGAATTTGCCGGAATCTTTTATGATTTTGGAAAAAGCGGATTGAGGAAAAGAGGGCGTACAGGGCTGGAAAAGATGCTAAAGCAGGCGGAGGCAGGGGAGGTAGATTACATACTCACCAAATAGGTAAGCAGAGTGTCGAGAGACACGTTAGAAATTCTAAATATAGTCAGATATTTAAAGGAAAGGGGTATTTCCATGCATTTTGAAAATGAAAAGCTGGATTCTATGAATTCCGAAGCTGAGGCGTATATTACATTAGCGTGTGCGGTGGCACAGGAGGAGAGCAGAAATATGAGTGAAAACATGAAGTGGACGTTTACTAGAAACTTTGAACAGGGGATTTTTACAAATTATAAGGCATTTATGGGATATAGGTGTGTAAATGGAGAATTGGAGATAGTGCCGGAACAGGCAGAAGTAGTGAAACAGATATTTGATTTATATCTGGCAGGGAATACCTTTGCACAGATTAAGAGAGCGTTAGAAAAACAGAAGATAACGACGGCAACAGGAAAGCTGGGATGA